AAGGCACACTCAACTTCACATACGTAATTTAACCCCACCAGCCACGAACTCACACAGGAACCCTAACCCATGACCCAAGCACGAGACCTTGCAGACGGAAAATTTGATACAGATACGCTGGTAGTCGATGCGGCTAACAATCGGGTGGGCGTGGGTACTACTTCGCCATCCCGCCTATTATCATTAAACGAAGACAACGCATCTATTGACTTCAGCAACGGCACTTGGACAAACGAGATTATCAACAGTTCTGGTCAGATGGAGTTTCGTGCTGACCACACAAATGCGGCTGGTTCATCTTTGATGAAGTTTAGTGTGGACGGCTCCGAAGCAATGCGCATCGGGTCTACTGGAATAATCTATGTCAATGGTGATGGCACAGGTGGTCGCATCTCTGGAGACGGCTCTGGCGGTCTTGTTTTGCAAGATGGGAACGGCAGACAATCGTTTGTAATTGACAGCCCTGCCTCTGGTTCATCGGAAGCGATGACGCTAGATGCCAGCGGCAACTTGCTGGTAGGCAAGACGACTACAGATATTGCAACAGAAGGCCACAAGATAGGTGCATCTGGTCAATCCGCTACGTTCACTAGAACAAGTGATACACCTGTTTTTATTCGCAGGAATACTGCGGATGGCGACCTTGTTAAGTTCTACAAAGACGGCACCACTGTGGGGACTATTGGGACGCATGGTGACCGTATTGTTTTTGCAGATAGCCCATCAGGTGTAACTATAGATGATGGGGCGAACACCTTTAGGACAATTAACGCTTCTACAGGCGGTGCTAGAGATGGTGCCACTGATTTAGGTGATGCAAGCAATCGTTGGAAAAACCTCTACCTCTCCGGCGGTGCATACATAGGCGGCACCGGTTCGGCTAATCATCTGGATGACTATGAGGAGGGCGAGTTTACATATGGATTCGGTGTTACCAGCGGCTCAATCACTGTAAGGTCAGGATATGAAAAAGGTTTTTACACGAAAATCGGAAGACTTGTGACTATTCAGCTACGTTTTGAAGCTCTTGGTCTGTCCTCTCCTACTGGAGATGTATACATAACCGGCTTTCCTTTTGCATCTGCTGCAAGCACTAGTGACCGCAACAACAGCCAGCATTATCCCGCCATGTTTAGAGAATTAAGCGGTGTTTCAGACTTCGGCGGCGGATTTGTAACTATGATAGCCAACGCAACGCAAGCACGTTTTCAATACACTACTCACAGTGGCGGTGCAGCAAGTATTCAGGGCGGAGATATTCAAAGCGATTTTCAGGGTACACTCAACTTTACATATGTAACTTAACCCCGCCAGCCGGTAGGGGTCGGACAGGTCGCAGCACAGCGACGGTAAACAGAAGGAAAGACAATGAGCCTAACCAAAGAATTTGAATACGACTGCGAAGTGCGTGGCCCATACAAGGCCGTGCAGGTTCGCAAGGCAACCATCGTCAAGGATGACGGCGTTGAGATTAGCCGTACCTATCACCGGCACGTTTTGCAATGCCGCACCAAGACAGGCGATACTTGGGGCGACACCGACATCAGCGGTGAGCCGCAGGAAATCCAGAGCGTCTGTCAAGCCGTGTGGACGGCAGACGTCAAGACAGCCTACGAGACATTCGTAGACAGCCAGAGCGTGTAGGGGATAGCGGCATGAGCAGAGCTAGAGATTTCGCAGACTTGGCCGGTTCGGCTGATGCCGGTGGCCTGACAGGCAGGAACCTCATCATCAACGGTGCGATGCAGGTGGCGCAGCGGGGCGGCACAACAACAATCAACAACAATCAGTCATATAGTGCTGTAGACCGTTTTCAGGGTATAGGTTCTAGCGGCGGAATATTTGACATCACACAAAGTACAACTACGCCAGATGGGTTTAAGAACAGCCTAAAAGTTGAAGTAACCACCGCTGATTCATCTATTGGTTCAACTGAATATTATGTCATAGACCAGCGTATTGAAGGCTCAAACATCCCACAGCTTGCTTGGGGTACAAGTGCTGCAAAAGATGTGACGCTTTCATTTTGGGTGCGTTCAAGTGTGACTGGTACACATGGTGGTGCTATCAGTAACAGTGCTACAAATCGTTCCTATCCATACACCTATACAATCAGTTCTGCGGATACTTGGGAACATAAGTCTATTACTATTGATGGCGATACATCCGGTACATGGCTTACATCAACTGGCGTTGGTATTCGTCTTTATTGGGGGTTGGGTGCGGGAGCCGATGAATCAGGAACCGCAGATGCTTGGGGTGCTGATGAGTATCGCACCGCTACTGGCGCAGTTCAACTTATTGGCACGGCAAACGCCACTTGGTACATCACCGGCGTCCAGCTTGAAGTCGGCGAACAGGCCACGCCGTTTGAGCATCGGTCGTTCCATGATGAATTTATGCGCTGTCAAAGATATTATCAAGAAATTCACGGCGGTTCCTGTGAGCCATCTAGTTCTACTACTATAGAAACATCATTTACTCGTCTGCCTATGAGGGCCACAGCTACAGGGAGTGTTAGTGCGCCGGTTGATGTTGAAGACCCAAATGTCACAGTATATACACAGTCTTCAGGGGCGATTGCCATCAACAATGCCACAGCACGAGCAGAAAAAATTGGCTTGAGTAATTTCAGCGGTCTTGGAACGTCCAAATCATTTTTCATAAAGACCAGTGGTGGTCATATTCAGTTAGATGCGGAGTTGTAGAAATGAATATTACATCTGCAAAATACGTTCAAAACGTAGATGGTGAAAACGACAGTGTGACTATTGTTGTTGACGGAAAACAATACGCCGTACCAATGGACCCGGACAACCGTCACTATGCTGAGATTTTGCGTCAGGTCGCAGCCGGTACGCTGACCATTGCGGACGCCGACTGATGGACACACAGGCACAGCTTGAGGCGCATGAGAAGGAATGCGCAATGTTCCGACAGCTTGTCCACAGCAAGCTGGATGGACTAGACAAGCGCATGTGGCGAATGGAGGCTGTGCTTGTGGCGATTGCCGTTGCCGTGTTGGTGGAGGCTTTCGGCATTGTCTGATGGAACTGGTGCATGTGTTTCTGCTGTACGTCTTCCTGGACGGGCAGGTTAAAAGCAAGGACATGCACTTTCGAAGTGTGGATGATTGTGTGTATTTCGCACAACGGCTGCACAAGCAAGGAGGAAAGATTACCGCCTACTGCCTACCCGTCCAGGTGAGGCGTGACACCACAAGGATTTACTGATGCTTGCTGAACTCGCCGCCGCCAATGCCGCCTTTGCCGTCATCAAGCAAGCTGTCCAGAACGGCAAGGAGATAGCCGCTGCCGGTAACGCCGTCGCAGAGTTTGTGGGTGCCAAAGAAAAGCTGCAAGCCAAGGCGCAGAAGAAGGGTGGCGGCTCTGACCTTGAGGAGTTTATGGCTCTGGAAAAGCTCAAGCAGCAGGAAGACGAACTCAAAACCATTATGATTTACGCTGGTCGGCCCGGCCTCTGGAACGACTGGCAAAAGTTTCAGGCCAAGGCGAGGGTGGCCAGGCGCGAGGCGGAGATAGCTGCCGCACGAAGGCGCAAGAAGATTGTAGAGGGTGGCATCATCACGATGTTCATCCTCTGTTGCCTTGCAATATTAGGGTCATTGGTTGCCCTAATCCTGCACCACCAGGGGAGACTGTGATGGAAGTAACGATGGAACGCTTCTTGGCGTGGAAGATACTGCCACGCTTCATGATGTTTACCATGACCTTCATGTATATTCGTGTGATTGAATGGTTCATTTCCTTGCCGCCGGAGGCAATGACTTCACAGGCCACCGCGCTGACGGCTACCGTCACTGGCGCAATGACTGGGGCTTTCGCTGTTTGGCTAGGGAGTGAGAAATGATTCAGGCTCTCATTCCCATTTTTGGAGAACTGGCCGGTGGTTGGCTCAAGGGCAAGGCCGCTGAGAAAGCCGCCAAGTCTCAGGTCAAGATTGCCAAGGCCGAGGCAGAGGCCGAGGTCATGCGCGTTGCTGCTACGCATGAGGCTGGCTGGGAAAAGATTATGGCCGAGGCTTCCAAGGATAGCTGGAAGGACGAAGCCTGGACCATCCTGTTCATAGCCATCATAGCCATGTGCTTCATCCCGCCTCTCCAGCCCTATGTGAACCGTGGCTTCGAGGTGCTGGCCACCACGCCTGACTGGTTCCAGTGGGCCATGTACGCTAGTATAGCTGCATCGTTTGGTCTTCGTGGCCTCAAGGGATTGAAGAAATGAAGAAGAAGCCAAAGAGCCGTGTGAACGAGGCTGGTAACTACACCAAGCCGACCATGCGCAAAAACCTGTTCAACAAGATTAAGGCCGGTGGCAAGGGCGGCAAGCCGGGGCAGTGGTCTGCCCGCAAGGCGCAAATGCTGGCCAAGCAGTACAAGGCCAAAGGTGGAGGCTACAAATAATGCCTCTCAGGAAATCACAACGCAGTCTCAAATCTTGGACAAAGCAGAAATGGAGGACGAAGAGTGGCAAGCCGTCCACGCAGGGTCCGAAGGCAACCGGGGAGCGCTATCTACCGTCTAGAGCCATGAAAGCCCTCTCTCCCCAAGAGTATCCGGGGACCCCGAGAGCGAAGAGGAAGGCTACTAGAGCCGGAAAACAAGTTAGCAAGCAACCAAAACGAATCGCGCAGAAGACAAAGCGCTACAGGAAGACACGATGAACCTGAACAAGCTGTGTGACGACCTCAAGGCTGACGAGGGCTGCGTCAATGAAATCTATCTCGACCATCTAGGCTACGAGACGTTTGGCATTGGCCATCTGGTAACAAAGAAAGACCCTGAATATGGTAAGCCAGTTGGCACTAGCGTTAGCGACGAGCGGGTACGGGAGGCCTTTGAGGCCGACATCACCGTCACGCTGGAAGACTGCAAGAAGCTATATGAAGACTTTGATGAGTTGCCGGAAGAGGTGCAGCTTATCATCGCCAACATGCTGTTCAACATGGGCTTGCCGCGCTTGTCCAAATTCAGGGGCATGAAGGCTGCTGTCGATGACCGTGATTGGGAACGCGCAGCGGATGAGATGGTGGACAGTTTGTGGTATAACCAAGTGACAAACCGGGCAGACCGTCTGGTGCAACGTATGAAAGAGGTGATGTGATGCCTGGTGCAAAGTATTCCCCAAAGCAGAAGAAGCTGGCCCGTGTAGCGGCCCCTCGCAACAAGATTACTGGTGCTGATTTCGCCAAGCTGCGCGGCAAGAAGAAGCCTAGCATGGGCGCAGCAAAGAAGAAGCGTCGTGCCTAAGACTCCGGCATGGCAGCGCAAGGCTGGCAAGAACCCGAAGGGTGGCTTGAACGAGGCCGGGCGTCGCTCTGCCAAGAAGCAGGGCATGAACCTCAAGCGTCCTGTGAAGAAGGGCGACAACCCGCGCCGTGCATCCTTCCTTGCCCGCATGGCTGGCATGAGAGGCCCGGAGCGTGACGCGAAGGGTAGGCCCACCAGGCTCCTGCTATCTCTACGGGCATGGGGTGCCTCTAGCAAGGCTGACGCTAGGAAGAAGGCGGCAGCTATATCCAAGCGGAACAAGGCCAAGAAAGCCAAGAAGTGAAACCGCGCAACCCGCAAGCCAAGAGCCTGATGAGCAAGCTGTTCAAGCCGCGCGTAATAAGGCCGAAAAAGGGCAAGGGCAGTTACTCCCGTAAAAAGAACCCCCGCCGAAGCGGGGGCTAAGTGGCTAGACTCTCTAGCTAGGGAGGAACTGTCTTACGAGGTTTTTGCTTCGTATTCCGGGTGACGCTCACTCACTGCCTTTTCAAGCAGAGAGATGAGGCCTTCGTTGATGAGCGCCTTCTTTGCCTCTTCATCACACTCAAACACCACAGTGGCCGAACCATCTTCGTGTTCCTTCACCACCTCGACATTGATTATGCCAGCCATCATTCAATCCTCCAGATTCTATAGCCTGTACCGTTAGGCTCCTTGCGTGAACGGTACTTCATGCCTCTGTGATACATAGCGCCGCGCACCTTCTCATAGTCCGACTCTGTAGTCGCAGCAAGGCAATCCCCGACCTGCATCTGGTCAAGGATAGCCCACCTGTCGCGCCTTGCGCCGGGGATAGGTATGCCTTTCTCAAGTATCACCTGTCCGCACTCTTCGCACTTTTTCAAAACACCCTCCTTGCATGTCATAGCATAGGATATGGCCGTTCCCATTCGCAATCCACGTTCCATCCATGACAAAATGCTCCTTGCCGCAGAAATCACACGTTATCTTCCTTCTGTCCGGCGTTTTCTTTCTCGGCTTTCTTTTCCTCACGCTGGGCCTCCAATCCTGCTTTGAGGAAGCGCTCGGCCATCCAGAGTAGCTGCGTTGCATCCATGTCCCTGTAGTGGGACACGCCGTCGATGCTCACCAGCAGTCCGTCAGGCCGAGGCACTACCAAGATTGATTTAGAATGGGATGTCATCATCAAGGGACAAAGAAGACTTACGCGCTGTCTCCTGAACGCCGATAGCCTCTGCCACCTGCCTCATGCCACCTTGCGAGACGTCCGCAGCTACACTGTCAGTGCCAGCATACTCAATCGGCTGCTCGACTTTCAGCGTGATGCTTCCGTCATCGTTCTCGTACACACGCACAGAATACTGCACGTCTGCGCGGAGATGCACGTCAGCCGGTGCGCCATCCTTGTACGGTGTCCACTTGCTGTTGCCGTACTTGGCGGCACCTTTGTCGTTAGGCCAGGCCCGAAACTGCGTGATTGCTTTCCATTGTTTTGCCATGATTAACCTCCAAGGCGGGATTCGTGCTTTTGAAACAGTTCAAGGAGCATCTTTGCACGTTTAGGATTGCGCTCCTTAATTTCGCTGAGAGCGGGTTTGGTTTCAGCAAACAAGTTGTGAACGCCCCCAAGAATCTTGATGCCCTCAAGCTTCTTCGACAGGTCGATGTAAAGTTCTTTATCGGCCTTGTCATACTTTGAATCGGACGGCGTCTCAACAGGGGATGGAGGGTTCCCACCGGAGCCGCCGCCCGAACCGGATGTCTCCAAGTTCTGCTGCTTTCTCGGCACAGCCTCCATTTCGTTTGCGCTGGCATACTCACCACCGGATAGACCGATGCTTGCCAGTGCGCGTCCTACGGCAGACGTCTCACAGTTCTCCAAGGCACTAGTCTTGTTGACGTTGCCTTGGCCCCTGATTTCCTCTGCCATACCTGAGCCGATGACGTGACCATTATTGTCTGTAATCGTCGCTTTGACAACCACACGTTGCCCATCATCAACAAGTATTTGCGTGTCCACGCCACATTCAAGCCCGAAGACCGTCCTGAACGCTTCCATGCGGTGAACCACCTGGGTGTATTTCTTGCCCCCGCGCTGAGTGACGCCGTGCGTCTTGTTCAACTCGGAGACAAGCCCCATTGCATCAATTATCTTGCTCATCGAGTACCTTTCCTTTGTGCAAGTGGTCTGCCATCAAGTGCATGAAGACAGTCCAAGCCGCCTTCATGTCACTCATCTCTGCCTGTAGCTCGGCCATACGCTTTTCTAGCCGGTCTACTTGCTGTTGAAGCTCACCGATGTCAGGCATTTGCCGCCCTCGGCAAAGCACGGCCATCAATGCGCCACACTCTGTAGCCGCCCTCGACCTTGCGTGTGGCATAGGCCAGCTTCCGGTTGCGCATGGCAGAGACAATACGCATGTAGATGCGCCCTGTCGGGCAGAAAATGCTGTCGCCGGGCTTCATCTTCAAAGCCAGCCTTGTCTCTTCTGACATGGTTCTGCCGGTAGCCTTGTTGATTGCTGGCAGTGGGATGTTGTGTTCAATCTTGAGTTCCATAGCTATAACCTCCAAGTTTCTCTAGCTATCTTGAGGATGTCAGGGCCGTGTCGGCCCGCGATTTGACCAAAGTCCGGCTGGACAAGGCCAAAGAGGTTGCTCCAGTTCTGATTAGCAGCTTTGAGCAAGTTCTGTTGCACCATCCAGCGCCGCACCACGTCTTCATAGGTCGCTTCGAGCGCCTCTTTGCGTAGTGCGTCACAGTTCTCGGCGGTGACGATGTTGTAGCCCGCAGGTGTCACAAACAGGAGGCCAGGCTCGTCACCTGTGGCTTTCCAATAGACTGCCTGTTGCATGATTTGCTGGGGAGTGGGTTCTGTCTTGGGCTTCGGGTTGCGCCAAGTGCGGGTGCCGTCCTTTTTGGGCGGGTTGCGCAGCGGCAGACTGCATTTCAGGTCAATCTGTCTGCCAGCGCCCGTAAAGTCTTGGAACAGGATGACAGGGACATCCAGCTTTTCTTCGTCGTAGAACCGCTGGTACTCGCCCTCGAAAGCGACTCCTTTATAGAACTCGCGTATGCCTTCAACAGCGTATCGCGCCATTGTTGGGATGACTTCTTTGAAGTGGTGGTATTCCTCTGCATCCTTGCCCCCGTCCCATTCACGCGGCTTGTAAAACTCAAACTCGGTCATGCCTTTACGCACAGCCTCATCAAAGTCTACCGGCTCCTTGGGGCCATATATAGGGCTGTAGTCGTGGACCCCCAGAGCCATGTCCGCTATGCTTTGAACTATCTGTCCGGCGCGTGGACGCGCGGCAAACGGGAAGTTCATCTTGTGTTCCTTGCGAAGAAACAGCTTCAAGACATGCTCATCAATCGGCTGGGTTGCGCCAGATGCGCTGACGTGTTGCCGACCGAAAAACAAGCTGTAGTCAGGAATAGTTCTTTCCATGTGACCCTCCATATCCCCCTTATTAACACAGTCAACACAGGTGTCAACTATGTTTATTGTTTTCGATTCAGATGAATTGCTAGATTGTGAAAAGTGTGAAGGCAAAGGTGTCATCCCTATTGACTTGTACGAGCATAGCGAAATAGGGTTTGACATCACCCGCAGCTACTCATGGGAGTGCGGTGTGTGTGGAGGTGAGGGCAAGATGATGCCTTATTTTGAAATTGAATATGATGCAGGGGCCAATGACTAACGGACGTGCGAAAGGCGCTCAGTTCGAGCGCACTATTGCGAATATGTGCCATCAGTCTCTAGGTTTTGAGGCCAAGCGAGACCTAGAGCAATACAGAAGCGGCGACCGGGGTGACCTGATTGGGGTGCCTGGCTGGGTCATTGAGTGCAAACGCTACGCTTCGGGCTCCACGCATAGAGACGAATGGTGGGCACAGGTAACCAAGGCGGCGGATGCTGCCATGTGTGAGCCTGTGCTTATTTACAAGTATGACCGCCAGCCTATCCGCTGTGTGGTGTTTCTCAGTAGCATCAATCCGGACTATTGGGGCAAGGCTGACACAGCTACGGTCAGCTTTGACACTTGGTGCATGATTGTCAGGGAGGGATTGACAGATGAAGACCGCAGACCGAATGACCCTAGAGGAATTTCGCAACCTATTGTCAGAGGTAACGGCTCCGCCTGACGCACCGCCACTGCCAAAGGGTACTTACCAGCGCAAGGTGCGGCCTACTGCGTCGCAGCAACCGTTCTGGAACAAGCGCAAGAAGGGCACGAACAAACGCCCTAAACTCCGTTCTGCTTCTCGCACTTGAAGTGGGCTTGCATAGGCACAGGGAACAGTGGGATGGACAGCTTGGCCATCTCCACGCCCCGTGCGTAACACTCTGCCTCTGTAGCTTTTAAGCCTGTGATGTCCTCTGCAATCAGGCACTGGTCTGGCTGTCCAATGACACACAACAGCATGAGCGTCTTGAACATGACAACGCTCCTTTCTCTGTCAGGCTAGCATAAAGGGTGGGGATATTGCTAATCGCCCTCCAGCTTGTTGCCTTTGCGAATGTTGTCGCTGGCCCGCATGATGCGCAGGTTTGCCGTTATGTGAAGGCCGCAGACGTTCTCGCCATGTAGCGGAATGATGTGGTCAACATGGAAGGCGCACCGGCCCGGTGTGTTTCTCCCGGCTAGGCGGTTCATCCGCGCCACCTTCTCGTACATTTTCTTTATGGCCTCTTTGTCAGCCCATGGCGGCATAGCTGCCCGCTTGCGCCGCCGGTACAGGTAGCCAAGATATTTACTTGTGCCAACGTTGTTCTCTCTCCACCGCCTTTCATATTCGGTCCGCTTGTCTTTGTTGTTTTCGGCCCACTGCCTTCTGGTGTCAGAGTTATAGTATTCAGTGCGCTTGATGTAATCGGCTTGCATGGCCTTCATTTTGTTGCGGAACTCTTCGTCATTAGCCCACTTGTCGCGGCGCTCTGCGTTCAATCGTTCCCGATGCCTGTAATAAAACTCCCTGCGCTTGTCTCGCTTGTGAGCATTGAATGCCTCGTATTCCTCCGGGTCGGAATAAATCCGGGCCATGCGTTTCTTAGAGCTCTCTTTGGTGCATTGAGCACAGGCACCGTTCACCGTGTAGCGTTCTGACGTATGCCCATGCTTGCACGGTTCCCCGGTGAAGTAATGGCGCAGCCCCTGCGCTATGGCTTCCTGTTTGGTGATGATTTCCATGTCTGTCCCTCCTCTTTACAGACGGTTAAATCCATGCTATTTGAGTTACCTCATTGCAGCGCGGCAGGAATGTTGAGGCATTGACAGTGCCGCTGAATTGCCAATGCCGATGCAGATGCAAACAAAACAAATCTATTTCTAAAAAAGACATAGCCTAGTCATTGCTGATGCAGTACTGCTCCAGCAATGACATTGCTACAGCAATGACATTGCCAGAGGTTTTTTTAGAATTATTTTTGTTCCAGTTCCAACGCTTGCAACGCCAGTTCCACGGTACGCGGAATGTCATGTTCTCCGCTCTCGTAATACTGGACGGTACGCCTGGCCAAACCTAGTCGTTCAGCAAAACTCTGCTGCGTATAGCCAAGCATTTCTCTGCGGTACTTGAGGCTTTCGCCAAGCATCTCTCTTAG